TTTTTTGAATAAATCGTGTTTTTCTTTCGCAACCCTGCGAAGCTCCAAAACTTCGGGGTGATGCTTACTTTCGCGAGAGAGTTTTTTAATCCTCTCTAAACACTGCCAAATGTCATCGTTGGTCTTGGCGGCGCGAAGCTCGCGCCGCAACTTGCCAACGATGCTTAGTATTTTCGCATCGTCCATACTACAATATTTTATAGTAGGTAAATTCGTGGTCGTTGCCGCGCCAAGCGTGCAAGGCAAAACTATGATAAGGATAGTAGTGTGTAACGCATATAAACTTACCAAGCAAGTTTCTATTATCGCTCGAAAGTCCAGGAAGAGTACTATTGATAAATTGGTTGGGTATCCATCGCCCAACCAACTCGCCCTCTTCTGCGCCTGCTTCGCGGTATTGTATCATCATATTGCAGTCTTCGGCCGGCATCGGGTCGATGTGCTTGTTGCGCCAGCCCTCTCGCGGCGCGGTGTTTATTGGTGCGCTCATAGTTAGCCCTCCAACTTTTGATAGATGGCTTCTTGCCGCAAACAGGTGTATTCGCGCCATTTGCGGAACGCTTCGATTATGTATTGTTTGGGTACGAAATACTCAGTATCTTCGTTGCCGTGTCCGTCGGTTTCGATTAGTACCGTTACCGTGCGTGTTTCGGCTGCTGTTATTGCCGCGTCGCATTCCGCAATAACGTCTTGTAATTCCTGCGCCTGAATTTTAAGCTGCTTGCGAGCGGCATTACTTAGTTTTGCCATTGTATTTTATATTAAATGATGGTTTTAAAATGCGGGTCTTGCCCGTTGCTACTCTTTGCACCTGAACGCGTGCGTCTGCTGCGATTAGCAGATTATACTTTTCGTTGAAGCCATATACGTTACCGCTTTTGCTATGCTCCAAAATCTTTACGCGTTCGGTTTTTTTGAGATTCCAAACTTCGCGGTCAATTAGTAGTTCGTATTGCCCCCAGCGGCGATTGATACGTTCGTAGCTATACATAGCTTCATTTTCTTTCTTTGCCATGGTTGGTGGTGGTGTTATTGTCACGAGCATTCGTAATTTTTAGTGCCTCAATAAGCCCCTGAATGCTCAAATAGTGGGGCTTGTTGCCGTCGGCAAGAATAATAAAATCAAGCTTGGTGGTCGTGCCGCGCCGCTCATCATTTGCAATGATTTGTTGTAAGTTAATGAGCAGTGCGGTATTGTTTAGCTGCATCTCCAACACAGCCAACTTTTCGTCGAGTTCGCTCATTATGGTTTATAATCGGTGTCGTCGTATTCAAATCTTGGGTTAATGCCGTTGCTATCGACTTCGCTGCGCCCTGTGCCGATGCGATTGCCATTCTTATAAATAGCGTAAGTCTTATACTCGAAGCTGGCGCAATATTCGATGAGCAATTCCAAGTCTTCGGCACACACAGTCATCTCGGGGTCGTGTTCGCTGGTACTTTCGCGATAGATTACGATGCCGTCAGGCTCGCGTTCGTCGCGCTCATCTTTGTCGTTAAAATCGCCGTAAATGTCGGCGGTGTAAAGAAGCTTGCGTAACGCTTCGGCAATTTCAAGCGTTTTTTTTAATGCTGCTAATGACATGGTTGGTGGTGGTTATGGTGGTGTGATAAAATAAAATGCTCGTGAGCGAATAGCCCGACGTGAGCGGCTATTGCGAGAGGGATTGTTTGGGCTTTTAGCACGTCAAAAAATCTCATAAGCTGGCAGCCATTCGCCGCTTAATTCGATTTTTACATCGGCACTGGGCAAGTCGTCGGGCGTATCGCCGACCACCCACATTCGACCGTTGCGCTCTTTATAGCCGTAGTAATTGACGACTACGCCTTGCACAGTTGCGCGCCGATAGTGTCCCGCGGGAATGCTGCGCGCTATTTGCTCCGCTGCTTTAAAGCCCATAATAATGGGGTTTGGGCGTTCGCTTTCGAGCGTATAAATTGTGTTGGTCGGTTCGGTTATTAAGTCTTCGGCTTGCTCTTCTTCGCTTGCCGTTTCGACTATTACGTCTGCGGGTTTGGTAACGAAGCCTGTTTGCAGCATAACAGTCGCTATTTCTTCGCATTTGGTAGTGTTTAGACCTTTTAGCGTATGGCTCGGCATTACCGCTACTTTCGCATCTGCATATTCGGGATATGCTTTTTTTATTTTCGCCAGCGTAGTACCTTTGGGAAAAAACAGTTTGTCTTTATCGCCCAAGCAAAGCTCGTAACCTGCGAAGCATTCGGGCTTACCGTTACGGTTGCGGCTATATTTTGTTTTTAGAATTATTATATCTGCGTTGCTCATAATGTTGTCTTAATATGTGTGAATATTTTTGATAGTGCAAATATATATACATATATTTAACCTTGCAAGTAAATCTGCATTTATTTTCAAAAATATTTTAAATACCTTCGTTTTTGCGCAAAAAAAAAGCCCCGCCCCCCAAAAGGAGCGAAGCCACCACTAAGCACCAACCACGATGCTATATCTTAAATTAAAACTTGATAAAGAAATCCGTTGTACCTGTGATAGTCGGAACGTTGAATGTAGTAGAGCCGTCGCCGACACCATAAGCGGTACCGATGGCATTAAACAGTGTTTTGTATCGCAGTCTGCTGACTGCTGCACCATCGCAAGGTAGCCAACCGCCGCGTGGTGTGGTACTGGGCGCAAACGATAACACAGCCCCCGCTACTGTTTCCTCATCGTAATAAGGCTGACGGTATGGGAATGTCTCCACCGTGGCAATGTTGCCGCCCGACTTGGTAAAACGACCAATCGGCACAGTGCGCCAAGCAATCCATACACCGCCAGTGCCAAGTTTGGATACACCTGTTGCCGTATTGTACCACAACGCCGTGTCTGATGTGGGCGCAGTCGGCTGATACGGTGTGGCATAAAACAAGTCTTCTTGGAAAAAATACAATTCCATGCTAGTGCCTTCTTGGTGTTGCGCGATAGCCACAAAATCGCGGTTGGGCAAGCCCGAAGTGTTTAACTCCAAATTCGCTTCGGTCTTACATATTTCGACTATCTCGCCAAGTACGTCGTATCCTGCCGTTGCCGAAATAATAAACGGAAACGACGAATCGGCGGTAAGGCGAAGCGTGTTTGTCGCTGGCGCGCTTAGCGCGTTGTATTCGCCCGTGGCACTATCGAATTTGCCCGTAAGTACGACGTTGCTGCGCGCCTGCGCGTTGCGCAAAAGCCGTGTCGTATTTTGGGCTTTGAGCCATTCGGTACGATTGGCGAGCGCTTGGGCTTGGGCGTTTGCTATGCCGCCCGCCCCGCCCAATACGGGGTCGCTCGTTTCGAGCTGATATACATTGTCGAAACTCGACACTGGTGTAAGGTTTGCCATGTTTTCCTATAAATTAAAAGACTAAAATGTTACGTCCCAAGTTACTTCAATGCGGATAGCCGCAGTCTTGGCGATAGAGCCGATGACATAGCGCGCAAACATTGTGCCGTCGGCACAGAATAGCCCGACTTCTTTAATGGTTACGCCATTGTTTTCGCTTGTTTCGAGCGAGCCGACATAGCGCACTTTACCCGCAACGGGATAGCTCACGCTATCTAACGACTTTGCGAAGCCACCCGTTAAGTCGGTATCGGCGATATTAGTGGCGGTGTCCGAAGTGCCAAATTGTAGCTCATCTACAATTTTATCGGTGTCGCCCGAGCCTGCTAAGATAGCACAGGCTTCGCGTCCGCCCGCCACCACAAGGTTGCGACCTTTGATAAGCTGTATAAGCGCGCCATCTGTATCATATACCCGAACAGCGACGCGACCCGTCGGGCTAAGTCTGCTTCTAATTTTCATCATATTACATCTTGAATGGTTTGGGATTGTATGGTATGGCGGGCAATCCCTGTACCCACATGAAATTTTCGTTGGTGCACTGGGCACCTTCTTCAAAAGATATTACCCAGTTGTTATCTTTATCTTGTAGCGGATTGAATGTCATGTCGTCGGCAAATATTTGCCCGACTAACTGGTTTTTTTCGCTCTCCGTGAGTAAGTACATTTCGGTTGCCATATCGTGAAATTATCGCCCGATGGCGGTGAGGAAAGTTTGAACGATAGTGTTTTGCGTTACCGCTTCGGCTGCACTAAGTCCTTCGCCGATAGTTGCGAACCCACACTCGCGAGCAGAATACCTGTCGGTTGTGCCGTTGGCGTTACGCGCACCTACGTATATCTTTTTATTAGATACACTATTTGCGCCCGCGCTATCATTAGCAATCTGCACACCGTTGCGATGTAGTCGGTAAAATGTGCTATCGGTACGGCTCGCGATAAAATAAGCCTGCGCATTTACGCCTGTTGCGGCGGTATTGCCTGACGTATTAACGGCTTTATAAGCCGTACCTGATACATTCACCGCAATATATAATTGCCCTTGCCCCGACCCCAGCGCATTACCACCACACCCCATGTCGATATATGCGCCAGTAGCATTGCTACGAGAGTAGTAGCTGATGTGTTGGCTGCTAACGCTCACACCGTTCGTGCTTGGCGTATAGAAAGTATCGGCGTACGCGTTCGTACCGTTTGGCGTTGCGCCCGTCGCGCCATGCACCCACCCGCCAACAAAGGAAAGCCGAAACGCTGCGTCGGTATCCAACGGATTTTTTAAGTTGAATTTGTGCGCCGCCGCGGTGCCGCCAACCATCGGATAAATGGCGTGATTTTTCGACCAAAGCGAATGCGCTTTTAGCTCCAAAACAAGCTCATTTAGCGCGTCTTGAATTATCGGGTCTGTAACACCATTTGCCGCGATAAAGGCGTATGCGTCTGCATCAAACTCTTCGGTAACGACGCTTGCGGTGTCGGCGATATTGGCGTATGTCTGTGAACCGTTGTAGGTATAAGCGCCATTGTAATAAGCCCCAAAATCGTCTTCGGGCAACGCATCAACGCCAATAGCAAGTGTGTCGCTGGGCGTTACGGTATCGCTTATATTGGTTACTTCTACGGTGATGTCGTATAAATGGCTGCGCACGTTCTTATACTCGTTTATGATAGCAACGGCTTCGGCTATTTGCGTAGCCGATATTATCGTGTTTTGAGCAGTATTGAGATAGACGCGAAAATACGCCCAATGTCCCAAGCTGCCATAAGTGCGCGAGCCATTAAAATTCACAGCTCCATTGTAGAAAGTGTAGATCCCTACGCCTTCTTCGATTCTATTGACGATTATGCCTATTTTGAGCAACGCTGTTTTAATCGCCCATGGCGTGCCTTTATACCTGTGCAATTCGATGGCATTGCGCACAACGTCGCGTTTTTGTGCTTCGGTCGTGGCGTAGATATACCCTTTTATGCCGAGTATATCGAATTGTTGGGCAAGGCTTGGCAATGCCTGCGCATTTACAAGGTCTATAAGATAGACCAGCACCGCTTCAACGGGTAAACCGTCAAGCCGCCCAGCTATCATATCGTCGAACGCCTGTAAATGCGCCGATTGTTGCAACGATGTAGGTAAAAGCTTCGACATAATTAGCCTGTGGTTGTCCCGATTACTTGCACGTTTATCGCGCCGCAAAACGGAAACTCGGTGGGTGAAACAATAATATCAGTAAAGCCAGTAAGCTCTACTCGATAAACGCCTTCTATTTGGGCAACGCCAATAATTTGGGTGTCGATAACGTCTTTTCCCAATTCGGTGCGCCGCTCATCGACGAAAACTCGCAACGCGTCTTGTACGCTCGTAACTATCACCGAAGGGTCGGCATAGTCATAGATGGTTAAATCTACCTGCAAAGAATAATCTATGCGCGTGGGCGAGAGTACCACCACCGTGTCCGTAAGCGGTCGTATGCGGTCGGCGTTGCAAGCCGCGAATACCGCATTTAAGATTTGCGTTGGTGTGGTCGTGCCGTCGGACATAAGCGGATAAAGGTACACGCTGCCAGGTGTCGGGCTTGTAACAGCCACATCGACGATAGCGGGATTTGCCCCAAGCGCGTGGAACTTATAAGCCCCCGCGCTCCCTGCGTTAGAAAACGAAGCAGGTGCAAGGCGAGCGCGCTCGCGCAAGGCTTCGTCGCTTTCGCTCTCCGCGCCGCCCGCGGTTGTATTGATGTTGGCGGGTGGTGTACTGGTGCTTATGAATGCCTGCGGGTCGAGTAGCGTGGCGATTAGCCCCGCAGTATAGCCGTTGCCGACTGTACCGACTGCCAAGCACACGCATATCAAATCTACGGTATTTGTACCGCTTGCAACAGCCGCCGCCGCTTGCGTGGCGAAGACTGCGCGCCCATCTATCGAAGAGACGCGAGTGCCTGCGGGAATAACTACGCCACCGTGTCCCGTAACCAAGGTAAATCGTATGGTACAGCTCGCCGCCGTCGCGCCCAAACGAATTACACCGACTAACTCCGTGAGATAATCCAATACGGGTGCTGTGCTAAATGACAGCAGGTTTTGCACGGCTGCGCCCTGTATCTTATTTCGTATCAGTAGCTCGCGATAGGCAACTACTTTGAGTAGTATATTTTCGACTTGCGCAGGGTACAGTGTCCGACCCGTACGCGTTTCATAGTCGGCTATAATTTCGGATTCGATATTCGCCAAATCCAAATCTATGAAGCTAGGCTCTAATGGCATACTGGATTATATTTACACCCGTCCCCTGTGCCGAAGACCAAGTTAGTTCTACTAATAAATTCGAGCCATCGCCTTGCACAGTAGCGGCTATCCGCTCCACCGTGGCACGCGGCTCAAACAATTCTATTTGCTCTATTATATCGCGGGTTAAATCGGCTTTGACAGTGTTTATTGGTTGCCCGATAAACGCCATCAAATCGACCCCGAAAGTGCGCAACAAGCACACCGACCCGCGTTGTGTGCTTAGTATGGTTTGGATACACTGCTGTATATCTGCCAAGCCTTGCACAACGTCGCCCGCTTGGCGTATTGATAGCTGCCAAAACGAGCTTGTTATTTGTTGTAGTGTTGCCATTATCCGATACCTGGTGTTGGTGTGCCGACTGTACCCGCAGCGGCGTGTGTATGAGTTAATAGCCCGACTGTGCCGCTACCTGCGCGAACGTCGCCGCCCGTGGTAACGCCGCCCTGTACATTAACATCTACGGATACATTGACGTTACTGCGAGCCGTTACGGTTCCGACAATCTCGCCTGTGCCGTCTATCTTAACGTTGCCCGTAAATTGGGCGTTGGGCGTATCAAGCACTATTTTAGTGCTTGACTTTACCGTGGCGTTCACGCATTCCACAAGTACGTTAGCCGTACTTTTTATGGTGATGTCGCCGACTGTATCAATTAGAAGCGTATGAGCTTCGCGGTCGTAAATGACTTTCGTACCGTCTGAAAATTCGACGCTGCTAATGTCGTCGCTTGCCTGCTTCGGCTTCGTCTTGGCACTGTATATTGCGCCAAGCACTACGCCATTTTCGGCGTGCGTGTCCATTAGGCAAGCGACTTGCTCGCCCACGTCGGGCAACGCAAAGAAGGAATTATTTGCGCCCGCAGCCACCACCATAGGCAACCAGTCAGACACAATCCCGTCTTCGGTAAATTCGACGCGAAGCAAGCCGCCTGTACTATCCCTCTCGCTAACTGTGCCGTATCTCATCATATCTCGTAGCCTATTTTTTAGCCTATTCTATACGCGGTCGCTGTCAAGTGAGCGAAGCCCACCCGCGCCGCCACCGCTTTTAGCTTTGTATTTTGTACGCTTCGGCTTGCGCTTGGGCGTTTTTCTTTGTTCGGGCTTATCTACGTCTTTTAGGCGTTTGGCTTCTAAGCTCGTAATGTAGCCACCGCCACGGCTAATGCTGTGGCTGCTTTTTGATATATGCCATCGCCCCGATAGCTTGCCCAAACCAGTCAGCATAAAGTTATTGCCAGCGACAAAAAGCGGCTCGCCATAAACGACGAAGCTGCCATCTTGCCCGTCCGTGTTTGCGCGATGCAATGCGGCTTGGGCTTTGGTTTCGGCTTGCTGCTTATTTTCGGCTTTTAAATCAAGCTCCAATACGTCGCTTGCTGTCGTAAGGTTTGCGCCGCCTGTTACGATGTCAATGGCTGTTGTCGTGATTATGCTTAGTTTATCCCCAGCTTTTACCGTGGCGGTTACGACTGTGTTACTTTTAGGCTCGCGGTACTTTACGGTTGCTGCTTTGAAAGTAGCAGTGGATTTGTCGGTAACGCGATAGCGAATTAAATCGGTGCGGTCGATGTCAAGAACGGGTTTGTTGCCTTCGATGCCATATATGGACGTAAATATAAGGCTTTTATCCCGAATTGAAAACAAATAGCCATATTCTTTTGCAATACGCGCCAAAAATCCTAAATCACTCTCGCGATTTTGGGTTACGCGCTCGATTTGGATATTGGCTATTTCGCCTTGCACGGTAAGCCCATTTTTTTGCGCTATCTTTTCGGCTATCTGTTTGAGCGTCTGCGCTTCGTGCGCAGTGCTTCGCTTCGTGCGCAGTGGGCTATTCGTTGCCGCAGCCAATCCGCGAATTGTTACCGTGTCGGGCGCGCCTTGCAAGGATATTTCATCAACAACGAATTTGCCACAATTCATCAGCACACCATCGTAGCCGATAGACAACTCTATTGTATCACCTTTCGCGGGATACCAGGCATCGCGCCACAATCCATCAGTGTCTTCGACTTCAAAACTGACATCGTCAGTTTCCCCTTCTTCGGCATCGTTGTACGTGAGCGATATGAGGGACTTAGATATGTCCTTCGTAATATCTTTGCTGGCGTACACCACCTTAAACTGTGGTTGTTTTATCGCTTCCATGGTGGCAACAAAGTTTCGTCGAGCGTAGGCTCGGGAATGATTGGAATATTTAACGTTGTATTTGCCGCGATTTGGTCGGTAATAGGTACGTTCGGATTAGCGGCAATAATCTCGTTTATCCGTGTTTCATCACCATAGGCTTTGAAGGCGACGGTGTCCCATGTGTCGCCCTGCTTTGTTACGTATGTCGTGTTCGCCATAATTAAGACCTTATAGCGCGAAGCGCTGCTATGGGTGAGGAATAGCGGCGAAATTGCCGCACGGTTTGTTGGTAGGTGTCGTTGGCAGCATCTACG